TTCCACCCTGACAGAAAAGACAGTTATATTTGACTACTAAATATTTCACCAAGGCAGACTTGCCTACATTTCCGATCGTTTCATAAAACCAGTAAATCTTTCTATCGTCAGGTTCACTCAATACAAGCGTTTCAATTTCTTTCTGCCACGGTCGTAGTTCTTCAATAACTTTTATCTCTTTGGGAAAACCAAACCTTATATAGTCATTGTCTTTACTACAATACTTAATATTTTGTTCTTCAGTGCCGAGACAGGCTTCTAAATGTGGGTTACCCGCTATTTTTAATTCGGTTATCCGCATAGCCTTGTTTAGTGCTAAATATATTTGCAGGTGTTTTTTTCCCGTAGTAGGGCATATTTCTTTACCGAGTATGTATTTTTTACAAATAGACTTTAGTCTATTCTCTATGACTATTATGCCTACCGTTTCATAATTGAATAGAGTTCCACAGTAAAAGGTTCTTCTTACTGCTTGTTTTGTATTGGAGGAGGAAACAGTATTACCCTCCTCCATAGTGCCTAAATGTGCCTTTTCCATTGTATTTTAGATATAAGTTTTGTCTTTAAATAGTTTTGATATATATTTAAATAAGTTTTCAAATATATAGCCGTTTCATTATACAGCCGTTTCACTCAACAGCCGTTTCACTATACAGCCGTTTCACTATACAGCCGTTTCATTATACAGCCGTTTCACTTACATATCAGTATAATATGTAGTCAAGTTAAACGTTAGAGTAGATGATATCTGTGTAGTAGGCGGTAAAAATTCTGTGCAATTTGTGTAAGTAGCAAACATAAAGACGTTTCGTCCTTGATGCGCTTCATTACGGTCTACTTTCCAAGTATAGGATGGTATTTTAATACGACCCTTATGGAGTTGTTTATAATCGTTATTTTGTGCAAATGAAACGACATTACCTGCATTAAGTTGTCCACTGAAACCCATTTTGTGAACGCGTTTCGCAATTATCTGATAGTTGTCAGTATCTACTTTTCTTAAATGGTCCAAAAAATTTCCATTTAATCCGCTTTCTAAATTTGTTTGGTTTTCAAAAAAATTGGCGGCACTCGATGCTACGACATCCAAAACACCTAAACCTAACGCTTCAGTGTTTTTTTGTTTAACAACCCATATAGTAACGATATGAGGTTGAGCAGTTGTATTTGTAGTAGCATTATATTCTTCAGCGTTACATATATAATCAATATATTGACCCTTGATCTTACACTCATCACCGACACGTTGGTCTTGTCCAACTCCATTCCCGATAACAGGATAGCCTTGGCTGATCGGAACTGATGTAGCGCCTTGAGGTGTTACACATAGACAGCCGGTATTAAACTGACCCTGTGTTGTGGTTGGTTGTAAACAACGAACAGTCAAGGAAGCAGCATACTGAACAACCTTAGTTTCAACTTTACGAGAAAGTATTTGATTAACTACCTTCTTGATAGTATTTCTCTTAGCCTTGTAAGCGCGTTTCTTATACGGTCTCTTACTCTTAAGAGCAGGACGACGACGATACCTCTTGTTAATAGCCATATATTTAAGTATGCAAATAAATATATGATTTTAAACGCATTTATTTTTAATTGATTCTGATGGGGTTCTTCCCGAGGGAAGAACCGTTGCACGGAGTTGGGTAGGCGTCCGCTCTTAGTCTCGGGCTTAGCGAAGCGCGCAGAGACTAACGAGAGACGATGGTGGAGAGCCCCCTTGAGGGGGAGGCTCCCCTGAGTAGCCGTTAATTACAGTTCAGTAATTATCCATCTGTCCTGAGATAGTTCTTCAGGTTTTGATGGCGGAAAATTTGCGAAGCAGATAATATGTGGTGAATTAAATATTTTAACTCCCGTTTCATATTTTGTATTGCAGACAAGCCCGTTTTTAATATTTTCAAGAGCAGAGTAACTGACGTTACCTCTATGTGCTCTCGGTATATCAAAAATTACGCAGTTAGTTGCGTCCATATCTCTGTTAAATACTAAATTCATTATGTCGCTTTCTTTTCCACCCTGACAGAAAAGACAGTTATATTTGACTACTAAATATTTCACCAAGGCAGACTTGCCTACATTTCCGATCGTTTCATAAAACCAGTAAATCTTTCTATCGTCAGGTTCACTCAA